GCCTAAAGCGGTGGTTCCTGCAAGTCCTGTAACAGATAGGTTTGCAATACCTGTGGCAGTTAAACTATTTACTGCTCCTGTTCCTGCTACTCCTGTTTCGCTTACATTTGCATCAGCAGTTATGCTTAATGATCCTAGTGCGCTTGTTCCCGCAACACCTGTCTCTGTAACATTAGCTACACCAGTAGCAGTTAAACTACCGACAGCACCCGTAGCTGCAACACCTGTCTCTGCAACATTAGCATCACAACTAACAGTTTCTGTTCCTAAAGCGGTTGTTCCCGCAACGCCTGTTACATTAACTGTAACACTAACGACTGCAGGTTCACCCCAAGGACCAGCACCCCATGTGGACCGACCCCAACCAGCCATAACTGGTTACGCTATTCTAATAACAGCGTTACTTGCGTCTGCAGTTGGGAAAGATATTGTAAAACTACCTGCTGTGCTGGTTTTATCGCCACCGAAATCAAAAACTGCAACTGCTGGATCACCAGTAGCTGTGTCATTATAAATCATACAACCTCTCGCAGTAATGGTAGCTGTTCCAAAAGTTAGATCAGCAAAATCGGTGTAAGCGGTTGTTGATGATGTTGTGGGGTCAACATTTGTTAGAGCTGATCCACCCGCACTATAGTTTGTTCCCGATGCTTCTTGCCCTGAGCTATAGGCTGTGGTAGAAGCACTCATAGTCGCAGAGCTAGTATATAAAGCGAGCTTGAAAGAATTTCCTCCAGATGCTTTAAAATTATGTACCCCTTGCAGAAGTTCACTCTTGAAAGAAGTACACATTGCTTGTGTTATAGCCATTATAGCCTCCTAATAATTTCAGCTAAGTCCTTATGACCTTGCTGTTCTAATTGATTACCTATTGTACACATGTGGTTTTTAATTGCCTCGTGCATATAATAAGCAATGATTTTATAGCACACATTTTTAAAAGCATGTGCTTGTGCTTTTATTTGCGGTGGCGCTGTATCGCTTACCGAAATAATCTTCTGTGTTGCCATCTCGGCAATTTCTTCTGGAGTATGACCCCTCTTTTCAGTTGTCTTAACCCCTAAATTTCCTATAGATATTGTAAAAGAATCTGTTTCCATTAGTATTTTTCTGGCTCTGGTGGATTTAAATCTATATCATTTCTGTCTATTTTACCAACGGGCTTTAGCTTTTCTTCTATCTGAACCTCAGAAAACTTGCAAACTTTTATTCCAGCACCATTTTGATAAGTAACCTTTGGGTCATCTAATCTATGATAGCCATAAAGCTTATCTTTAAACCCTATATCTGTATCCAATAATGATGATGTTGGGGCAACTGAAACATTTATGCCAGCATCAATACATTTGGACAACCAAAACTCAACACAAGCCCTTCCAGCTTCTGCAAAGTGCATATTGCTTTTATAGGTGAAATCTACACCAAAAATAGAAATGCTTTTAACATTCAACCACAAAGCATAAGCAATCGCATAAGCAATCGTGTTGTTAAAATAAGAACATCCTAGCTTTTCTACAATATCTTCTAATGGGTATTCTTCAACAGCAGGAACTCTTTCGTCTAGCTCACAAGAATAAATAGGATAATATGCTGTAGGCAAAACTAATCTCATCATTTCTGTCATAGAACCCGCATCTTCTGAATTTAAAAAACGATCCATTGGGTCTAATATAAATGCCCTATCTATACGAGGCAAAACACCTATCATTGCATTTATTGCCCATATTTCATCAAAAGATACACTGTGAGCTTGAGACAAATGAAAATCAATTTGGCTTTTGCCCATACCAACTATTGCAATATTTTTATCTTTGTTTTCCTTTTTAGGACTATCAAACATCTATTTTTCTTTGTCCATCCCTGTAAGCATCTTTTCTATTATAACCATCTGATAATAAAGTTAATTTTTGTAAAGACTCTTGAAATCTTTTCTCATAATTAGTAAGAATATCAGGCTCACCTTTCATAAAAGTATATGCTTCTACTAAACTTCCATAAAGTAAAAGCTCTGGTGCATTTGTTCCAAGCCAAGTTGTTCCACTTGATGCTGCTGTTATTGATTCTGGAACATAATAATAATGTAACTCTACGTTTAAATTAGCATTAGGAGTTGGTCCAACAATAAAAGAATTATCATCAAACTGTGCATAATGTTTTGGAACTCCAGTTGTTGAAGCAGAAGGATATGCCTCCCTAATAAAACTTACGTCTGTACTTAAAAGATAACTATAATCACTGTCACTATCTAAAATAGCCAAAGAAAATGGATATAAATAATCATCAGGAGCAGTTAAATATTGATTCCCAGATGTCAGTGAACCAGTAACATTTTTCCTAAAATTAGGTAACTCAACTGATTTTACTATTCTGTCTTCAGCTTGTTGAATCATTGTTCCCAGATCAGCAACAAAGGTTGACTCAGTATTTTGCGTATAATCCTGTATAGCTGATTTTAATGTTGTATATGTCCAACTCATTCTGTACTCACTGTTAGTTTTCCTATTTCACCTTTTATATTTAAACCCATTGTACTAGAACCAAATGCTGTAACTCCTCCGCCTATAGGGTCAAAAGCTGAATAACTTGTGGATGATTTTTTTCCAGTATCAACTCTAGGATTGTAAAGGCTTTGTGGATCAGATGTATTTACTTGACCTAATTTCAACTGTGGTTGATCTTCATCCAAGCATGTTGGGCAAACTCTTAACCCATTTCTTTTGCTGTCTTCTATTTGATATTTTAAAAGACTTAGTTTGTATGTAAAGCCACAACGATCACACTGACCTAATGCTTTACTTGCTTTTGCATATGACATTAGTAACCACTAATTGATAAATCAGGAACAAATCTTACAGCAGCTTTTTCTCTATCTGCATCACTAACTTCATCCCATAGCTCCATATATCTTTGTCTAATCATAGGAACTCTTTGTATTGCTTCTGGAGATTTGCAAGCTAAATTATATGCCAAAGCATATGTTAAACATGGTAAGTATCTAGTTGGAACGTCTGCATTATTGCTAGCAACTGTTCCGACATCCTCAATTCTTTTAACATAATCATAGATAAGCGTATATGTTTCAGCAGAATCAGGTGTTGCCCAAAGAACTATTTTTACTGAATCATTGTCTTTATCAACATAAAATTGAGTTGGCTTAGATTGTGTTAATTTGCTGGCTTGATGATTGTATTCTGTTCTAGAAATACGATTTAATCTTTGGTCAAATTGATCGTCAATATCACCTGCATTTGTTCTGATAGAAACATCTACAATATCTAATGTGCTAGATTCTGCAGTATAACTGCTTGTTCCAGCAACCAATGTTGCAGAACCTTGCTCTATAGTCCAAAGATTTAAACCCTTATTTTGCCACTCTAAAAAAACTAAATTTAAAGCTCTTTTGGCTCCACGATAACTATAACCTGAGCGTAACTCTAAACCACAAAGATCATAAGCCTCTTCCATAATGTCGCTTATATCTAAGTTAAATGTAGTTGTTCCACTCGTAGCCATTGTTATCTATCCGCCCCCTCTTCGAGTAACTCTCTTTTTCGCCATACCTTTTCTAGCACCACTTTTAGCTGTAAGACCCCTATCTTTCTTGATGCCGATTACCTTCTTTCGCATTTTCTTTAAGGCTGATGAACCGCCACCAGATAATCCTCTATCGTCAGCTTTAGTTGGAGTAAAAGTAGGTCTTCTCTTTCTAATTTTTTTAGGTGTCCTTAAAGTTTTAGGTTTACCCCCCACCTTTGCAACCTTTGTGGAAGTAGATCGAACTCCAACTCCAGTACCGCCACCAGTATTAAAACCTCTATCGTCAGCTTTGGTCATTCTCATTCTACTCGTGTCTTCGTAGTTTCTATTTGGAATAACTTTACGCAAATAAGGATGTCTATTATCCTTTTTAAGAGGAGTTGCAGGATCGCGACCGCCTGCTCTAATTGGGTTTCCACCAATAGAACTTGCTAAAGAAACGCCACCACCAAACATTTTTTTAGCGTATTTTTTATAAGACTGTACTTTTTTTTCAGTGCCAACTTCCGTTGCACCACCACCCCTAAATGAACTACTGACTGGAGCATTTGATTTAAAAACGCCACCACCCATATAACCAGTTAGATTCTTTCTTTTAAGACCCATATTTTTTTTAGGCATATCGCCCTCCATAAATTAAATATCCACATACTCTGTATTTCAAGAGTATATGGATCATACTACATTAAACTACTTCTTCTTTTTAGCAGTTGATTTCTTTTTAGCTGGAGCTTTCTTTTTAGCTGGTGCTTTCTTCTTAGTTGGTTTTTTACCACCAACATAAGCTTCATTAACATCAGGCGTAGAAGGATCATCAGCTACATAATGCCCTTTCGCATCCTTAGCTCTGTCTCCATTCATTTCCCCGCACTTACGTTCTGCATCTTCTAAATCAGGATCAGGACCAAAAACAGGTCGATAGATACCATCATTATCTGATCTTAGAACCATGTATTGAGCTGGGAACTCTCCAGTTTCAGAAATAACATACTTTTTAATTTTTGCCATTACTATCTCCGATTAATCAGAATATACTTTAGTCATTTCTAAAACAACAGAATAAGTATCTCCCGATGAGTGTCCTTTTGTAGTAAAAAGAATGTCTCCAGTTTTACCACTGCCTGCATTATTTGGAATACCACTAAAGTCTTTAAAGTCCATGTGTCCATTGCTGCTTTCAGCAAGTTCCATTAAAAGAACATTGCTGGTAGCATCAAGAAACAACTGAACAGACATGCCTACAATAGCATGGCTAACCCGCAAAACTCTAACTTCAGAACAGGAAACACCTGCTGAGTTAGACGATAAAGCAGAAACGTCTACTTTAGCTACTGCGGATTCGCCAGTGCCATCGCTGACATTGGTAAACTTCATAATACAATTTTTTTCACCATCTTGGATGGTTTGCGAAGTTACTGCATCAGCCATTAGTTACCCCCTTACTCGAATGGAGTAGCTAGAGTACCATCACCATGAAGCATAGCCTCACAATGCCATACTGCTGCTGTGGTTGCCACTAAGCGAATTACTCCACCTACGAGCCAACCCTGTGCTGCTGATCCTAGATCAATAGTATCATCATCACTTGCATCGGGAATAAAAGTATTGGTATCGCCAGCAGTTGCTGGATCAAATATTTGAGCAAAACCTGAGAATAAATCACTGGAATTGTCTGTATTAATTTGTCCTGCGCCACTAAAGGTTGTTCCAACTATAAATGTATAGTTAAGACCTGCTGCTGCTGTAGGCAATGTTACAACAATTCCTGCTGCTCTATTTAAAGTATAAACAGTACCTGAATCGGTAGACTCAACTGAATGAGTAGCACTTGTAATACTTTCGATATTTGAATAAGCAGAAACATAACCTGTTGTGGTTATATTACCGCTAGAGTCAACATCTAAATTGGTTGTTACGGCTCCTGTGCCAGATGCGATGCTGATTTGTTCAAAACCATTCTCCGATCTAACTGGTCCGTTAAAAGTTGTGTTAGCCATAATTTCCTCCTAAAGGAAAAAAATCTATCGTCTTGGCAAGTCTGCTAGGGCAGTCGATAGATAAATTAAAAATACCCCTAGATATGAAAAAAAGGGAGACCCCGTAGAGCCTCCCTTAGTGTGCTTACGAACTACCTGGTGATCCGAAGATACCTAGTGGATCGGATACTCCAAAGGAATATCTTTCTCTAGCTTTGTATCTCACATTACCAGTATCAAAGTCACCATCCATAGATGTAGTCATTGGCGCTCTGACAAAATGCTTCATGCCATCAGGAACATCAGTTGTGATAAAGAAAGCATTAGTATCAGTTAAATAATGATTAACTGAATAACCTTCTGGAATCACACCATTAGTTTTGATTGCATTGATGTCATTGTCAGCACTTCCGACTTTATAGTCACTTTGCAGAAGTCTTGTAGCAACAAACTGAAGATCAGTTGGTACTATAAGCTTTCTTGGTCTCGCTGCAATTTTAAGACCTCTTTCATCAGTCCATTTGCTAATTTGAATTACTGCATCTTCAAGAGATGTTTCATTCAAGTCAGCGCCTGTACTAGGTCTATTGCTGTTTGTTCCACCACTTACAAGTGGGTGAGCTGTGCTAAATAAAGCAACACCATCACCTGAAGAAAAAGTAGTCGAGAATCCATTGTTTAATGGATACGCTGCTTTTACTTGTTTTGTGTAAGCCATTGCACGAGCAAGTGCTTTGGTGTATCTACCAGAGAGAGAAACGTATAGATTATCTTCCATAGCTTCCTCTGTGATTGAATATCCCATTGCAATTGTTTCGTGGGTGTAGCGAGCCACAAAAGATTCTTGTGC